TAAGAGATGCGTCAACGTCTGGAAACCTTCTGTTCCATACGGCTCTGGATGAGGCTAAGACTGTGGGTACAGGTGATATTTTCACCATCTCAACAGGTAACCTTTCTGTTACGTTGGCCTAAATGCCGTTCGTCCTAAACGACAGGGTAAAGGAAACCAGTACGACTACGGGTACTGGGACGATTACGCTTGCTGGTGCGGCTACTGGCTTTCAGTCGTTCTCGGCGGGTATTGGCAACACAAATACAACGTATTACGCCATTTACTTGTCTGGATCGAATGAGTGGGAAGTTGGTGTAGGAACGGTAGGCTCAGGCACATTAAGCCGGGATGTGGTTTTACAGTCCTCGAACTCGGATGCGTTGGTTAACTTCTCTGCTGGCACTAAGGATGTATTCGTAACGTATCCTGCTGATCGGGCTATTTACAAGGAAACATCTGGTAATGCGGTGACATTCCCTATTTGGGAGACATCTAAGACGGTATCTGGTGCGTATTCGATCACTAGCGGCAATGATGCTGTGAGTTACGGGGCAATAACTATAAGCACAGGAAGCTCTGTAACAGTCTCAACGGATGACTATTGGCTGGTTTTTGGTTAAGGAAAGAACATGAGTAACTTAAAAGTTCAAGGTAATGCGAGCGGTACAGGTACGCATACTTTACAAAGTGCTAACACTAACAGCAACATTACTCAGACATTGCCTGATGTTAGTGGCGTTACGTTGGGCTTTTTGAATGTTCCTCAGTCTGGTTCGGACAAAACTAGCTCATACACACTAGCACTTGCAGACATCGGTGAGTTTGTTGGCGTTGGTTCTGGTGGGTCGATTACGATCCCGAACTCGACGTTTGCGGCTGGTGACATTATCTCGATCTTCAACAATACGACAGGCAACATCACGATTACCTGCTCGATTACGACGGCTTATATCGCTGGTACGAATACGGACAAGGACACGATGACGTTAGCGACTAGAGGTGTAGCTACAATCCTATTCATTAGCGGTACGGTTTGTGTCGTGACAGGGAACGTGTCATGAGTGGGATCATGAATATGCTGTTGGGGGCTAGAACCGCAATAGCTGCTGCTGTTGATGAGTTCTTTAACCTAACGACGCTCCTCTTGCCCGGAGATGGTACTAACGGCGCACAGAACAATACGTTCCTAGATTCGTCCACAAATAACTTCACCATTACCCGCAACGGCAACACGACGCAGGGTACGTTCTCGCCGTTTAGTCAGACTGGGTGGAGTAACTACTTTGATGGCACAGATGATTATTTGTCTGTGGCTGACAATGCTGTACTCCGTCCCGGAGCGGGGGCTTTTACATTAGAGGCGTGGATTTATCGGGGTGCTGCTGGTGCTGCTCATACCATTTATGCAAAAGGCGGTGCATCAACTGGCATCGTATTTCAGGTTACGTCTGGAAATGTATTGCGGTTCACACATACGACCACAAACATTGACTCAACTGGAACAATATCTGCGAATACATGGACGCACGTTGTTGTAGTTAGAGAAGGAACAGGAACAAACCAAACCAAGCTCTACATCAATGGGACTCAAGACGGGCAAGGAACTGTCAGCACAGACTTTACGCAAACTGAAGAAGTAAGGATTGGCACTAACAGAGGTGCGACAGAAGATTTCAATGGATACATTTCCAATTTGCGTTTTACTAAAGGCGCAGCGTTATACACAGGCAACTTTACGCCTAGCACATCACCATTAACAACCACCAGTCAGGGTGCTTCTGCAACAGACGTTGAATTGCTGACCTGCCAGAGTAATCGCTTTGTTGACAACAGCAGCAATGGGTTTTCAATTACGGTCAACAATAACGCATCCGTCCAAGCCTTCAGCCCATTCTTACCTACGATACCGTATAGCGCGGCTACAGTAGGTGGTAGTGGGTACTTTGATGCGAGTGGGGATTATTTAACAGCGACTCAATCTGCTTTTATAGCGACTGGCGATTTCACCTGTGAGGCTTGGTATTATCAAATTAATCAAACATCTGGTTTTCAGGGAATTGTAAGCACCGCTGCTGCGGGCGGCACGACAGGGATAAGAATTACGACCGATAGCGGAACTTTGACTATTTGGTTAAACAATTCTTCGGTTACTGTTGCGTCTGCTCCGCAAAATCAATGGAATCATGTGGCTATCAGTAGAACTGGCACAGGCAGTAACAATGTAAGTTGCTATTTGAATGGTACGCGAGTTGGTCAGCTTACGAATACTGGATCAACGACAAATTCAAGCCTAACAGTAGGCAGGTATTACTACGATACAGCAGATTATTACATCAATGGTTATATTAGCAATGTGCGTCTGGTGGTTGGTTCTGGGTTGTATTCGGGTGCAACTATTACAGTTCCAACTGCACCATTTACGGCTGTTACTAATACGCAACTACTTCTAAACTTCACCAACGCTGGCATCACAGACGCTACAGCAAAGAACGTCCTTGAGACTTTAGGCAACGCGCAGATAAGCACGACGCAGAGTAAGTTCGGCGGGTCGAGTGTGTACTTCGATGGGACTGGTGATTACCTAGATATTCCTTCAACAATAAATGCTCAGTTTGGTACTGGTGATTTTACAGTTGAGGGTTGGTTGTATTTGAACTCATTGGCTGCTACACAAGTTCTTTTTGAATTCCGTGCAGCTAGCGGTGCTTCGTATGGACAAGTTTACATAACCACAGGCGGAGTGCTTAGGTTCTATCTCCCGACAGATGTCGGCACAAGCAATACGTTGAGTACTGGAGCGTGGACGCATTTTGCAATTACAAGAGCGTCAGGTACGTTGAATATGTATATTGGTGGGACTAGAGGATATTCAGCAACTTATACAACCGCAATGGACGCTACTCGTTTTAGGATAGGCGCAGATGTTAACGGGGCTAACGGAGTCAATGGGTATATCGATGATCTTCGTTTTACTAAAGGGTTTGCTCGTTATACAGGATCAACTTTAACTGTTCCAACCGCAGCTTTCGCTTTGCAATAAGGACTGACCATGCTCTATTCTAAAAACGGTTCTATCCCAAAGCCAGAGACAGATGGCACAGATGGTTGGATTGAAGTTCCTGACGAACCTGCTGCGCCTGAAGGCAAAGAGGTTGTCTGGTGGTATCCACCGGGATGGGTGATTCGTGATCCTAAACCTGCTGATGAGGAAGGTTATAAGTGGTCTTGGTCGCAGTCTAGCGAGGAGTGGGTTAAGTACGCATTGCCGAAGGCTAATCCTGACCTAGTATTAGAATCAACCCAGATTGAAGCATTAACAAGTAGCCAAATTGAGAGTCTAACAACGTCACAGATTAGCGGATTGCAATAATGCTAGGTTTCTCGCCGTTAGCCTCAGCAACATTCTCAAGTACCGGAGACAATCCGGTATTTGTGTCTGCTGCGATTAGTGCTACTGCGACAGTATCTAGTAGCTCATCCGTAGATCATCGTGCTGTAGCGGCTGTAAGTGCCTCAGCTACGGTATCTTCATCCTCAACAGTCACTAGGTTTGCTGCTGGGGTTATTTCAGCCTCGGCTACGGTTGCGGCTGATGCTTACCGGATAGTCCACTTCTCAGGGGCTATTAACGGAACGGCAACAGTAACAGCGTCTGGTTTCCGTCAGGTATTCGGTAATGCAGCGATTACTGGTACTGCTCAAGTTACCGCTATTGGTAACTACTCGATTTTTGGTACGGCGGGTATTAGCTCTGCTGCGACGGTATCGGCTAGTGGTGGTCTGTTATTAGCTGGTAGTGCGTCAATTAGTTCGTCTGCGACTGTAACTGCGGCTGGTACTTTGCAATATATCGTATCTGCTAGCATTGAGGCGGAGGCTAATGTAAGTGTAACAGCGACGGTAACTGCAAAAGCTATTGCATCTATCGTTGCAAATGCGACAATAACGGGTAAGGGATACATTGTTGGCGAGGAATGGGTAGATATAACGCCAGAAACGAATGTCTGGACGGATATTCCTGCAAGCAATGATTCATGGACTGTAGTTGAGGCCTCAACGGACTCATGGGATGACATAAGCCCAAGTTCTAATACTTGGACATTAAAGCCTACTGGAACTGACACATGGCTGAGACAAAACTAATATTTGGTGAGTGGCTACCAGATCAGCCCGGAGTAACAGGGGCGATTACTGACGCTAAGAACTGTTATCCAGTTGCTAACGGCTATGCGCCTTTTAGGTCTGAGGCTGACTATTCTGATGCTGCTGCTCAGGATTTGCTTATTACGTTTGGCGGTAAGTTCGGCGGTGAGGTGGCTTTATTTGCTGCTGGAGCGACTCAGGTTTACAAGTTTGACTCGTCTGATGCTAGTCTGGACGCAGCAACGACAACAGGTTATTCAACGGTTGAGAGTTGGGATGTAACGCAGTATGGGGCAAAGATGATTCTGGCTAACGGTCAGGATAAGTTGCAAGCCTTTGAGATTGGCGTATCGACTTATTTTGCTAACTTAGCTGCTGCTGCTCCTACGGCTAAATATGTCACCGTTGTTCGTGATTTCGTTGTTGCCGCTAACGATGGAACAGATGCGAATAAGGTCTATTGGTCGGATATTAACGATGAGACGGACTGGACTCCGGGTGCAGCTTCTCAGTCTGATTTTCAGATCATTCCTGACGGTGGGGATATAACAGGTCTTGCTGGTGGGGAATACGGTCTAGTATTCCTTGAGAGGGCGGTTTACCGTATGAGTTACACGGGTAGCCCTTTCTTTTTTCAATTCGATGCCATCTCTAGGTCTTTGGGCTGTATTTCAGACGGATCAATTGCTCAATACGGCGGGATAACGTATTTCCTAGCTGATGATGGGTTTTATTCCTGTGACGGTCAATCAGTAAAGGCTATCGGTGCTGAGAAGGTCAATAGGTGGTTTTTTGACCACGTAATTCCGGGTGAAATATCCACAGGAATGTCAGCCACAGTTGACCCTATCAGAAAGTTAGTTATCTGGAAATTCAATAACTCTTTCGGCGGTAAAAATCTGTTGATTTACTCGATTAACTTAGACCGTTGGTCATACACAGACACTACAGCTAACGCAGTTTCCTTTGTGCTAACGCCATCAGCGACGTTAGAGCAGGTAGATAACTACAATGCGAGTATTGATGCGCTAGAGATTCCTCTTGATTCACGAGTATTTGCTGGTGGTCAGCTACTTTTTGCAGGTGTTTCTGGGGCTAAGATCATTGCTTTCTCTGGTCAGCCAAAGACTGCGAACATAACGACGGGCGATGTAGCCATTGGACGGTCTACGGTGACGTTAGTAAGGCCAACTGTTGACGGTGGAAGTGGCTCTGTGGCGATCTCTAGCCGGGATTTGCTTAATGAGGTGGTGGAATTCGGCTCTGACGTACCTGCTGATGCTGAAAACCGTGTTTCCATCCGTTCTAACGGTGAATATCATCGTCTAAGACTGACTCCTACGGGTTCAAACTGGGAAACTGCTGTAGGTCTTGACGTAGACGTAGTTAAGCAGGGTAATCGATGAGGCAATTTCGTACATTACCGCCATTTGGAGGGGATCAGAGGGCTGTTGCTGAGGTCGTTCGTGGTGTTATGGACGGAAAGACCAACAACACAGGTCTAATTACCCTAGCGACTGGCAATGTGGCTACAACTACCCTATTTGATGAGCGTATAGGCTTTGAGAGCCTGATTTTCTTCGTTCCAGTATCTGCGGCTGCTGAGGCTGATTCGGCTCCCTATGGGGCGTTTCAGGACTCTACAGACCAGACTGCGGCTAACACTACAACGGCCTATGCAGTTACGTTTAATACGACAGATTATTCCAATGGAGTTTACGTTTCCGATAGTTCTAGGCTAAACGTCAGGAATTATGGGATTTACAACATCCAGTTTTCTTTCCAATTTAAGAATACGTCAAACGATGGTCAGGACGTAGATATTTGGTTCCGTAAGAATGGGACTAATGTCGCTGCTTCTAATAGTAAGTTTTATTTGCCAGCTAGAAAGAGTACAGGCGATCCTAGTCACCTGATTGCTGCGATGAATTACGTTCTGGAAATGAACGCTAATGACTATGTTGAGGTAATGTGGCGGGTTAGTGATACTGGGGTTTCTTTGGAACAGTACCCGACTGATACAAGTCCGACTAGACCAGCAACGCCATCGACTATCATTACTTTGTCTTACCTTGCACCATCAGCTACAACGAATTTATACGTTTCCACTCAACAACAAGGTCAGGCAACCATTAGTCATTGGGCTAATAGTACGGCTGACAAAACTTACGGATACATAATCGTCGGATGACAGAATGGAAATATATCGAGCCTGACCAACTCAGAAAGTGGTGGATGAGCGTCAAGCCGGGGTTAGACAAAATTAAGAGTGTCAGTTCTGAAAGTTGGATCGTGGAGGATGTATACACGGACTGCTGGAATCAGAAATCTGGCTTATGGGTTGGACTAGAGGATAACCATTTCAAAGCGTTCTTTATATTGCAACCATTGGGGGAAGAACTCCATATCTGGTGCGCTTGGACGTTAGAAAATGATTATCAGATGGTGCAAAAAGGTTTACAATTCATCAAAAATATGGCAAGGGAAAACGGTAACAAATACCTAACATTCTCAAGCCATAGACCGGGATGGGATCGTAGAGCTAAGTCTTACGGTTTCAGGCCTAGAAAGTGGATAAGCGAGGTCTAATATGGGTGGTGGTGGCGGCGGTCAAACGCAAACATCAAGAACAGAGATAAGTCCTGAATTTAAGCCTTTTATCACTTATACGTTAGGTGAGGCTCAGAGGCTTTATCAAGGGATGCCAGCGGCTCCTGAGACCTTGGCTGTAGCTCCGTCAGAGGCTACTCAGCAAGCCCTACAG